ACAAATAACGGATTAGATTTAACAGCACTAGGACCGGCATTAACAGCAAAATCAGTGCCAGAAGGTGAAATCTTATCACCAAGATATGTACGTGAAGATGAAGAAGAAGAAATCTTAGCCTCTACATACAAATCCTGAGCCTTTAGACCACCTGTATCAATAGTCGCAACATCACCAAACTGGGTATCAGGCAAAACACCCAAGAACATATCCTTATTCCAATTACAATACTCAAGGTCAAACATAGTATTGTCATTCCAATAAGAATCACCGGCAGCAGGGAGAGTAGAAAACAACTGTTGCTGAACACCCGTATAGTAATCTATATTCCACAAATACGGACTAGAATTCTGCCACTGAGAATAGCGGAAATAATCCTGACAAAATTTCTTATAAGCCAAAAAAGGGAATATACACACATTTAAATCAAACCTATATTTCTGAGTATAAGAAGTATCCGAAACAGGTACAGAAGTTCCAAAATTCTTAGAAGAATTAGAATTAGAATTCCCTACACGGAGATACTGCATAAGCTTATACGCAAGGTCAGCGCGGTCAAAACCAAAATAATTTTTCTTACCAGATAACCGAGCGCAAATAGTATCAAGTTGACTATTCGAAACAGTCGGAAGATAATTACCAAGAGTTAACGCAGAAGTAACAGTACCTGCATGCTGAACATTAGACTGCATCTGAGAGATAATCTCAGGAGCATTACGCCAGAGAAGATGCAGAGGGACCCAGAACCAATCGAAATACTCACGAATACGAGTATACGCAGAGGTATTAACAGGTTGAGTACGGGTAAAATGCTGACGCTTTAGAGTAAATTTATCGCCAGGCATTGTAAAATACCATTTAACCGGAAGAAGCTCACCCGACTTTGCAGAAAAGGCAACCTTAGACGAAAGATCAAATGCAGAACGTCTAGGATGATTGCGAATATCTTTTAAAGAAAATAAACTCATAAATTAAAAATTTGGTTGAATATTAATACGAGTAGAGTCGACAGACTGTCTCATAGTCTGCTGACTTTCTTGTTTCGAATTACTGTTTTTCCAAAAAACAGACATAGACGCAGTACAAGACTGAACACACAAGGCTGTAATAAGCCCAATAATGAAAGTAGAAATCAATTTAACTACTTCAATCCATTGTTGAGGTGTAATTTTCATAACTATAAAGATAATTATTCTAAAAATACATTATTCTCATCATTTAATTTCTTATGTTTGACACGAATATAATGTACTTCATAGTAATTCTTATCTTTCCATTCCTGAAAATAACGATTATTAACTTTCTTTTGAGGTTTATTAATATAAAACAAAGATAGAAGGTCATCCGAATAACCTTCACGGTCAAACATCTCCTGCTGAATACTCAACTGTTTTTCTAGGGACATAGACCGACACCTAGACATATATTCATCAGATAAAGAAATAATATAATCATCAGAAAGACCAAGAGACTCCCAAATACGATATATAAAAAAGGGACGACAAAGCTTATTCTTAAGCCTATCAGTAAAGTAATGAATTTCTTTGACAGAACGCGTATAAGCAAGATACACACGAAGACACTCAGGAAGCGTATCATAACGGTACCCATACTTTTCATACAGAGTTACTGTATAGCAGTGTACAAACTCGGATATGTTTGTAGGAGTCTCTTCTTTAAAGGGTTCGTTTCGTCTAAAGAGTTGTAATATTCCACGGATTGAACGCAAAACTGTTCGAGTCTCGAGAGCAAAATTACTGCTGTACGGAACGAATCGTGGCAATAATCGATTGATATACGAAACGGGGGGATTAAATTCACAAGACTTGCCATTACGGACAAAGCGAATTCGCTCAGAAAGGCGTTCGACTGCTTGTTCAGGAACTTCGACTGTTTTTCTAAAGCTTTCATATCCAAATAATTTGCTAAACCTCGACTTAGTTTTTGTAAACGGGACATCTGTAAAAATGCCGGCGAGAGACACATAGCTATTAAGATAGCCCGATACGTATGAACCGGCGGAATCCCTTGCAAGTTGCGTATCGACACGACCGAGCTTCCAACTCTGAAATACAGCTTGTCGAATGTTTTTTGCGACTTCGTCCGAGTCAAAGAAAAATAAGATATGGAAATGCGGGCGGAATGTTTTAGGAGAGTACTCCGATACAACGAATGAAGATATTTTTTCATATGAACCAATTTTTGTAAATAAATATTTGCGAAAACGTTTCGCAAAAAGTTGATAATCACGATAATTCACATATTTAAGAAGTCCTTTAAATTGAGGGAAAGCATTATTATTTCCTTCACATTTTGATTTCTTTTTAAGTCTCTCAACTGTATCAGGAGAAATCCAAAGAAACTCTTCACGCTGAACATCATTAAATTTATGTAACCTAGAAACACGCGGAATAGTGCGAAGAATATAAGGACGAGCAGGAGACAAATAACTAGGTTTGTAATTTCGCCGGTATTCATCAGCAGCAGCATTAGATGCATAAATAGCTTTTAAATGCTCATCCATATAAGGATAATTTACCTTACAAGTAAACATATTAATAGGATGACCATTGTCCTCTTTTTTTACACGAGAATCAAGCAACATGCGCGTAAGCAGCTGAGAACGGACAGCCGGCCAATTCTTACCTACCGGATAATCAAATTCATAATCCGTAATAGGAACAAGTGCCATTTTCGGAACATACTGAGAATTATAAGTCAACGTAACGAAATAACAATACTTACGGTTCCATTTTTCATAATCACACAAGTTCCTTTTCGCATCAGAACGCGAAATCAAACAATGCGGACACACTCCACATTCAACATAAACAGGCTCACCTGTATACTTATTTTTTATAATGCGAGGATGCTCACAACGATTGAAAAAATTACTAACCTTATCACTCATATCTTCGTCTTTTTAATTGAGGGGAATACTTTTACTTTTAATCTTACGAAATCGCAAAGATAGGTAAATTGTGCAGAAAGCACCAATCAACATTGTATCAAAAATTATTAATTTCGCGCGCGCATTACGCAAGCTCCATGCACACACGATATTAACAATTTTCAATACAATAACGCTTGGTGCAATCTTCACAATTTGTCAATGATAAGCGATGTCGGAAGAAAAAAAAGAAAAACTATTCCTTTTTGCCACATTCTCCGTAAGAGTCTGCTATGTATTCAGCAACAGGCTGGAAAACCAAAACCTTATCACCGGCACAAAGAAAATCGTCAGCCAAACAGCACAGGCTATTTTTATCAGGATCGATAATCACAGGGTCAGAAGGTTTTTCACCATTTTTGGGTTGTACAGTCATTAAAAGTTTCATAATTGTAAATTTTAAATTGTTAATAATATAATTAAAGCAAGCCCGCACTTAAGTGCACGAAATCCATGCGGGGAGCTACATTTCAGGGTCATGCAAATGAGATATAGAATCTATATGCTCGATATAATAAATCTCTATATCAATATCAAAGTCAGACAACTTCACAAGAGCCATAGATATAAGATGCCGAATATCGCCAGTTTCTTCAGAAAGAGTCAACTGAATGCGCGTACCAAAATTAGAACGCGCCATAACATGAATAAATCGAAGTTTCTTTTCCATAATTATATTTCCTTTAATTCATTTAATTATGATACAAAGATAAGAGATCAACAAGAACACACCAAATCAAATTATATGTTATACAACATGTTTTGCATTTTTATTGGTGTCACTTTTGCCAATCTCGGACGAGAGGGGGTGGAATCGGGCTAGATGTGACACCCGATTTGCTACCGCACAAAAGAGAACAGCTATTAAAATAAAATGCACCGACTCATCACGAGCCAGTGCATAAAGGCAATATTAGAACATGGTAATGAAACAGATTATCTACGATGTCTCTTAGAGCGAACGGAACTCTTTCCGCTATTATCATCATAGTATTCGTCGTAATCCATAAAATAAGGTCTACCTCGATTATAACGACCATTCTGGAAATTGGTATAAGAATCCAAACCAGAACCAACGCCGTCAAAAATCATATTGACAAAATTAACAGCCTCACGCCATGGTTGCAACTTAGTATCAAATTTAGATTGCTGATAATCTTCAGCAGCAGAACCAGCACGAGAACGCAATATTGATGAATCATGAAATGCATCCTGACGAGCATAATTATCACGGGAACCATAGTAATCACCAAAATACATATTAGTGTTATTAGTAGCCTTAATCAACCCGTCAGCAGTCTCACGTATAATATGATTCTGAAGAATATAGCCATTAGCACGGGCATAAGTCTCAATTTCGTCAGCAATAAGATTATTAATTTCCTGTCTCTTCATTTGACCACTCATAACAAGATATTCATAATTAGCGGCCTTCATATTCAACTCCGCTAATTGTTGTTCATCAAGATATTTATTCAAAATAGTCTTAGACTCAGCATCAAGAAGAGAATTAGCAATGTTAGCGACGAGTAAATTATTACTCCAACGCTGATTCGAGAGATTCTCCTCGAGAGAAGCCATACCAAGTTCGGCAGCCTTACGACCTTGAGAGAGATTATACGCACGAGCCTCAGGAGAAGCATTACGCCAATCAGTAGCACCAAGGTTTTGCCAAATCTGAGAACGTAACAAATCAGACATATTAAGGTTCTCAATATCAGTCTGTTTCTTCTCGGACATCATTTTTAACGCAGAAGCCAAATTAACACCAACAGATTGAAAATCAGGGGTATATGGAATCTGAGGAGAAGCACCAGCAGCAGTAGCAGAAGAAGTACCGGACATACCAGTAGCAGTACCAGCCTGTGCATCATTCATATAAGGATTATAACCAGCATCTTCCAGTCTTTTACGCTGAGAAGAAGCCTTGTTATATTCATTTTCCCTACTCCACATATCCAACTGAAAATCACGGGCTTTTTGGGCTTCGCGAGCGTTAAAATCATTATTCATCTGGTTAATCTTAAGATTGGCCTTATTAGTATCCGATGTAGATTTAGCACCAATAGCACCGGATATTACAGAACCAACACCACCAAATAACCCGCTAGCAAAGTCTTTAAAAGCCATAACTATTCAAATGTTGCAGAAGCAGAAGGATCAGCAACGGCAGAAGGATCAGCAACGGCTTTTTCCTCAGCAGCAATACGGGCTTTTTCCTCAGCCTCCTTAATTAATGAATCATAATTTTCCATACAATACTCAGCCCATGCACGCATTTCTGACAAAGACTGAATATGACGCGATTTAAGAGTAGATAACAAAGTATCATCATCCAACTGGGCAGTATACACCGACTTATTAGGAGTATAACGCTGGATATATTCACGCAATTCACTAGCAGTCAATTTATTCTCCAATCTTTGTTGATTAAATATCAACGAAATATCATTAGAAACAACGATAGAACCGTCTTTATTTACAACAGTAGACAACTGCATCAACTTATCTTGCACAGGAACTTTTGTATGTGCAATATCAAAAGAACCATTAAAAACATGGTCTATATATTCTTTCTTTTTCATAATCAATAAGGCATTCCGGAATAATCCAAATTACGAACTACTTTAACATCAAACGCACAATTAACCAAAAAAGAATCAGTATCCCATTTTGAATCGGCATTCACCTGAAATATACTATCAAGAACAGAAGGGTTAACTTTAAAAATGTTATAGGTAACAGAGGACAATGTCGTAGTCACGGTAGACAACATATTTTTCCAGATAGCAGGGGTAATAGGTGCAACCCATTCTTTTTCGGTAGTAGTAAATGCACCTAACACATAATCATACGAAGTTTTCCAAGAATAATAACGAGGAAGATAGCCTATTGTATAATCAGCAGATGCAAATCCAGCAGCCAATTCAGAATTAGAATTAGAGTACATAGAGATTGGAATAGATTGCATGCCAATAGAATCAAGTTCAGGAATTGGCAAATCCGTATTCTGAGCAACAAAATATTGCGGGTCAGGTGCAGAAGGAACATAATCCAACAAGGGAAGGTTATGATAAATGCACATCAATACACCCCAATCGCGAGCCTCAAATTTTTCAGAACCTTGCGAAGAACCAACACCTTTACCAGCTATAACGGCTTCAGATTGAGTATCACCAGATTGAAGATTAGTATTGACAACTTCAGAAATGTCAAGAGGCGATGAATCGCCACCGATATAAGTAGACATACCTGCCATATTTTCACCAACATCAACACCAAAATGCGCCTTAATCTGTGCACGGTAATTCTGGGGAACATTTAAAGAAATCTCCTTCCAACGTTGAAGAGCCTCACCACGACGAAGAGAAAGTACATCGAAGGAAGCAGCAACCGAAGGCATAGAGACAAATAACGGATTAGATTTAACAGCACTAGGACCGGCATTAACAGCAAAATCAG